CCTGTCATGCCCTGTGCATTGTAATCCGTCACACGCTTCTCAAAGAAGTTACTGATGCTAGACCCGCCAATCAACTCTTCCATCCACGGGAGAGGATTGTCCTTAACCTTCCAATTTGACTTGAGACCCAATTGGATAAGCCTTCTGTCTGCAAGGTAACGTATGTACTGCTTAACTTCTCCCGCACTGAGTCCTTCCAAAGCTCCCATCTCATATGCAAGGTCAATAACCTTGTCTTCCAGTTTGACAGCCTGTCTAAACATTTCGTATATATCTTTCTTAAAGTCATCATTCACGATCCTTGGATGCTCTTCACAAAATTCCCTAAATAGTTTCGCCATACCCTCTGCGTGTTGGCTTTCGTCCCTGACTGACCACTCCACAACCGTACACATTCCCGGCATCTTGCCGAATCGTTGGTAGTTGAGTAACATGGCGAATGCACTGAACAATGACATCCCTTCATTAAGTACAGATCGTGCAATAGCCAGACCTGTTCCTGACAAGGAATGTACATCTATGTCCCCCATAAATTCTACTTTGTCTGCCATTTGTTGATATTCTAAAAATGCGGTGAACTCTTCCTCAGGCAACCCTAAGGTGTCATTCAAGAGCGCGTAGGCTCTTTGGTGGATGAACTCTCGACTTGCAAAGGCTGTGAGCATAGCCCTGATTTCATTGTTCTTAAACTTGGGTATATAATACTCCAAGTAGTTTGTTCCAACCGCAACGTCTGTTTGCGTAAAAAGCCGCAAGATCTGGGTGATATGGTGCTTTTCTTGCTCCGATAGTTTTCCCGACTTCCAATGATTAACATCGGTCTGCAAATCCAATTCATCTTCAATCCAGTGTATCCTTTCGTGCTCCGTAGCGTAAGTAACTGCCCACGGATACTTAAACGGTTTATAGGTCGTATTTAATTCCAGTAAGCTCATTCAGTTGTTTCTCCAATGATTCGTTTCTTTCTATTAGTTCTTTGATAACTGCGTCACAATCATTCAGTAATTTTTTGTTAAAGGGATCAATGTCCTTAATAATTCTTAATCTCTCAAGTATTTGTTTAGTGTCCATCCTCCCTCCTTTGTGTATTCGATGTAGGTGCAGTTCTCACACCAATCTCCACAGTTCATATATCCATCTACTATTTTAGGCGAATGTGTGTGTCCTGTCAAGACACTATAGTAACCTTTAGTCTTAGCCCACTTGGTAATGACCTTCTGTGTGCCAAGAAGTTTATACATTCTATCAGTCAAGCTACCCCCATCAGATAAATGTGCGAACAAGTTAATTATTTGCCTAGGTATCTTCATGGTCAAATCAAATCGATCACCGTGGCACACATAGACATTCTCAAAGACATAGCTATCGACAATCTCTACATTCCCTAGCTTCATGTCTTCCTTCAGGAACGGTCTAACAAACTCATCATGATTACCCGGTAGGTAGATTACTTTACATCGCTCAGAGAGCTTTAGAATGCTTCTCAGAACCTCTGTGTGACTTTTAGGCCAGTAGTGTTTCCTACGTAATGCCCAACCATCGATGATATCCCCCACAAGGAACAGATAGTCACACTTTAGGGTGCTTAGGAACTCAAGCAATGCTTTAGCTTTACACTGCTTAGTTCCTAAATGAACGTCACTGATAAAGACAGCCTTTAACCCTGACACGACACACATACCTCCTCATCTACAAAGTCTTTAAGGGCATTCCTGTTAACCTTAGTCCCAACTTTTTCGGCTGTAACGCCAGACGTAGTTCGTAGATAGTATAGCCCCTTGAGGCCTTCTTTCCACGCCTTGAGATGCACTTGGTTAACAACGGTCTTGTCAGTCCCAGACGGGAAGAATACGTTGACGCTTTGGCCTTGGCAGATAAACTCCTGTCGCTTGGCGGCATGTTCAACAACCCACGTCTGATCCAATTCAAACGCCGTCTTAAACGTGTCTTTTTGTCCGTTGCTAAGGAACTCCAAATGCTGAACAGAGCCTTCACTTTCAATGATTGATGCCCATACTTTCTTGGTGTTCTTACCATAAGATTCTAAGACCTCCTCCAGATACGGATTACGTACAGTATGACTACCGGCACGAGTACGATGCACATAGCAATTAGATATACGGGGTTCAATACTAGCAGAGCACCCACATAGGATACTGCTATTAGCGTTAGGAGCAATAGCCAACAGATGCATATTTCTAACACCAGTACCCACTCCATCAGGACATTCACCACGTTCCACAGCGAGTTGATAGGTAGCTTCTGTAGCCTGAGACTTGATGTCTTTGAAGATTCTGTGGTTTTCACTTGCGGCTTGCCATGATTCCCAAGCTATACCTTTGCTTTGGAGGTATCCGTGGAATCCCATTGCCCCAAGGCCGACTGAACGCTCTCTGTAAGCTGAGTAGACAGCTTTTCCAAGTTCTTCTGGTGCGTTGTCAATAAAGTATTGCAAGACGTTATCCAAGAATCGGATAAGGTCTCCAACCATTCCTGTTGTTTTCCAATCGTCGTATCTTTCGAGGTTGACTGAGGAGAGGCAACAGACTGCTGTGCGTTCTTCACTTGTTGCGAGATGGATTTCATTGCAGAGATTGCTACCGTTAATTGTGAGTCCAAGTTTTCTTTGAGCTTCCGGTAAGTGCCTTCTGGCTGTGTCGATAAAGTTAATATAAGGACTGCCAGTTCTGAACCTAGCTTCAAGGATTCGTTGCCACAGTTCACGAGCTTTGACTGTATTTCTTGCAATTCCTGTATTTGGGTCTCTAAGTTGCCACTCTGTATCATTTATTACACTCTCCATAAAATCATCAGTCATATTGACTGCGTTGAACAAATTAAAACACTTGCGATTAATATCACCGCCAGTGGGTACTTTAAAGGAGATAAACTCCTCAATATCAGGATGACTTACATCTAGGTAAGCCGCATAGCTTCCCTTCCGTGTCTTCCCTTGTTTGTAGGCAGTCATCTGACTGTCCACTACTTTCATGAATGGTATTGGGCCGGGAGCCTTGTCTGACACGCCTCGCACGTCTGACCAGTGCCCTCCTACGCCTCCACCTTTGACGGAAAGCCATGCTACTTCACCATTATGGTCAATAAGGCTATCAAGATTATCCCCCACGTAAGTAAGGAAACAAGAAATAGGAAGGCCACGGTTGCCTCCGTCTCCGTCAGGCGCGTTCGATAAGACAGGCGACGCAAACATAAACCAACCTTTTGAAGCGTAATCGTAAATCCTTTGTCCAAGATCGAGATCACCGCCACAATAGGCCACACTAGCACGAGCAAAAGCCTCCTGAGGGGAACTCTCATGGTCGAGCATATAGTAGTCACGCATGAGCGTATCTGCTTGTTCACTAAGTCTAGTATCTCTTTCATAGTCTATCGTTATCCCTAGGTAGTTTGTCATTGATTTTTTGTACCTCATAAAGTAATTGGGCGAACCTACTATTTTACCACATTTCTATCAGTTTGTCTAGGTAATGTTTTGCTTTTTGCAGGTCTAATCTACCACCCTTCTCTTGAAACCTTGCCATATACTTGATAACATTCCCTAAAATAAATCCTTTGAACTGCTCTTCTGTCATCCAACATTCCATAGCATCCCAAGGCTGTATCTTTTTGTCTGTGTAATGTGATCCACCACATTGATGATTCCTAGCCATCTCATGTAAATCGCTCAAATCGTCAAACCTCCTACTCATCCTCCAAGTCCTCGATAAAGTAATCGAGTTTCTCCTCAATCTTATCGTTGAACCTATCAACCAGTTCCTCAGAGGTGATCTCAAGCACCTCTAAGACACTGATCTCGTCCTGTTGTTTTAAACGGTCACACACGTCGGCAAAGGTTAGCATACTTCCGCTTCCTTAAGAAGTTCAGTAATGGTCTCGACAGTGTAGTACCGAAAACCGTTTTTGTCAGCCCATTCAGCCATTGTGAATCTAGTACCATCTTTCCTTCTCCTTGCTCTTGGCATAGGTGTGTCTGGGTGATAAAACACAAACACAAGTTCTTCTTCAGCCCAAAGACTACTGCGGATGTCGATATACTTACGAGCTTCCTCAGAGTCCCTGAAGCGTCCTTTAGCTTCTATTAAGTACGTACCTACTATAAAATCTGGTTCGTACTCTTTTTCCTGTACGTAAGACCGTGACGTAGTGTGATAGTCACAGTCCTTTAGAACACCTACGTGCAGTTCGTACTCAAACCAACTGTCGTAGCCCTTAGGAGGCCTCCCCTTAGACTTTGCCATGAGGAGTCTCCAGATTGATTTCTTGAACTTTAGGCTCGTTCTTAACATCGGTTAAAAACCTTATACCAGTAGAATAAAGAAATCCTCTTAAGGATGGGTAGCAGTGGAGCTTGTAGCCGCAATACGAGCAACCCGTAGTGAGCTTTTTGTTTCCAGATTTCCCATCGTCCACGGGCTCGTAACACAAACCCGGTGGTTCCGGTAGCTCCACTAGCTTTTTTACATGACGGACTCGCTCTGCAATGTCATAACTAATGACAGAGTGTACAGGAGCTTGGGTGTCCTCCTCGTCATACTCAAGGTAACACAAGTGTCCGTTCTGCTTGTCAATGGCAACCCATCCGTACTTTGTATCCCCCTCAGAGTGGGCGTAGGCTTTTAACTGAGCCACATACCCAAACGGATCATCAAAGGCCAATGTAGCGTCCTTGAACTTCTTGAAGCCGTAGGTTGACGTAGACTTGATGTCAACCAACCGACCGTCAATTCGGGCATCCATAGAGCCCCTGACACCCTCGACTTCACAGGCTTTCTGCTCGTCCTCTACGGTATGTCCTGACATCCTAGTAAGGAACAGTACAAACTCCTCAAGCATGTGCCCATACATGAACTTGATGTAGTTATGTGGCTTGAGTTTCTCCTGAGTGTACTTATTGGCAGAGTACCACAGTTGCCTGTCGTTCTTGCCAATGGAACTCAGGCGTAGCTTACGGCCATCACTGAACCCACCCGGTTTGAACTCTTTCTTCATGAGGTCTTTCATAGCCTCACCAAAGCGATCAATCTCAGCATCCACATCTACACCCTTAGGTGTGTTACGGTTCTGCATGAGTTCATAGATATCGTCTATGAGCGTACTGATTTGTTTATCCATGATCCATCTCTATTAAACACTCGTCAATCAAATTATGCCCAAGCATATTTGCCGCAATATCTATCTTCTTCAATTGAAACTGAAGGCGACGCTCTTGCATACGCACGAACTCCATTAGTTGTTGTACATCTTCAGTGCCAATAGTTAGCTCTGATAAACGCTCTTCAAAGTCTTCTACATTGTAAATCGGTTGGGACATTTGTTTCTCCTTACTATCCTATTAGTATAACACACTAATGCGTCTGTGCCCAGTTATTTCCAACTTTATATTCTCCATCCAACGGACAGTTCATTTCAAAGGCAATCCCTGCGGCCTTGATTGACTCAACCATCAGGTAACCTACCTTATCAGCGTGGTCAGCCCTAGCTTCTATCTGGTATTCATCGTGGATAGACCCAAGGAGCTTGTAGTCAAGATTCCACTTTGGAGCATACTGAGAGAAGATAGCCAGAGCCTTTTTCATAACCACTGCACCCGCTGACTGAAGCAAAGTATTCAAGGCAGAATGTTCACTTCTGATGTGAAGGCATCGTCCATCCAGTCCTCTGAGGTAACCTCTTTGGGCGGCAATGGCGACTCTTTCTCTAAGTTCTGCAAGTGCGGGAGTATTGTCGAGAAAGCGTTGTCTAAGTTTCGCTCCAAGTCTCTGACCTCCATCCACAATAGAACCGATTTTAGCGTCTCCTGCTCCGTATAGGAATGCGTATATAAATGTCTTTGCTTGAGCGCGTGTAGACAGCCCTGCATTGATTTGATTTGCTGTATGAACATCTCCGTTGAGGATTTCATTCGTGTACTCCTTATCATTCATGTAGTGGGCAAGCATCCGTAGTTCAAGGCCTGACGCATCCACACCGACTAACTTACGTCCCTCCGGGACAATCCACAGAGCACGACACTCTGCCCCATACGGAACCCCTACGGCAGGTACTTGAGCCATGTTAGGGCTACTGTGCGTCATACGTCCCGTGACTGCCCCAATGGCGTTGACCTGTCCATGCACTCGACCGTCATCCTCGACTGCATCAAGCCACGATTGGACTTGTGCGATCCGTTTCTGAACCATAAGGTACTCCGCAATAAGCTGTGCCTCAGGTATATCAGTAACAGTCTCCAGTGTCTTTTCGTCAACAATAGCCTGACCATTCTCCGTAAACTTCTCAGGCTTCCATCCGAAACGCCGAAGATACCTCCCGATCTGCTGTCGTGATCCTAGGTTAAACTCAGGCCAATCCAGACGGCTAAAAGCACCGCCGACATTATCCCAAGAATCTCCAAGGAACTTAAGCCCGACAGAAGATAGCTCACCATTCTTTTTGTACTTTGGTTGTACCTCTTTAACAAATGTAGGTAGCGGCTTAAACTTCTCATGTACTTTGTCTTCAAGTTCATTCTGTTTCTCCTTTAGTCCTGCAACGAGATCGAACGCTTGTCGTTGGTCGAGGAGCCATCCGTTAGACATTTGCTTATGGATCTCACACTGTACTCTGTGCTCCAGATCAAGACTTGTATCTCCAAACGGTTCAAGTGCTTTCTCAAGAAAGGCAAGCGTCTGCTCAGTAACTCTAACGTCTTGCTTGCAATACTCAAGCATCTCAGGCGTAAGCGCAGTCCAGTCACAATAATCTCCTTTAGCAAACTTCAGTCGTTCACCCCAAGCGGCAAGTGAATGCCCACCCTCCAGACTTGGGTTATACAAACGTGACAGCACCAGTGTGTCTGTAACGTCCCCAGTTATTTTCACACCTAGGATTCTCTCGACCGCAGGAATATCGTAGTTGATAATGTTATGGCCTACGTGTTCAGTCACGTCAGCAAACAACTCCTCTACCATCTCCTTTGTCGGCATCTCAAGCGTATACATCTTATTGTCCTTGATGGCACACAAGCACCATATGACGTTCGGCTTGAGGCCATCGGTTTCGATGTCCCAGATACAGCGCATTACATACGTCCTCGACGTGATGACATACTAAAACTCCTCTACGTTATTTGCTTCATTGATCTCAGGAGCAACCCCACGCTCCACTCGACCCGTCAGAGCATTATAATAAAGCCACCCGGCACTGCCTGTGATGCCTGTGCGTCTGCACTTGACCACCTGAACTTGCGTTGAGTTTCGTGCGTACTCGTCCTCTGCCATCTTGTCACGACTGAGTAGGATCGTATTGAATGCAATCTGGTTGATTGATCCAGAACCCTTCAGGTCATACTCGTTGACATTGTGAGGATTCGTCAGGCTAGGCTTACGCATGTGACTGACGATAATCACGGACACATCGGTCTCCTTGACGAGCTTGAGAAGTCGATCCATGAAGTCATCAATGGTCTTGTTCTCGTTACTCGTCACAGCGGCTTGTAACGGATCAATAATAATCACGTCACAACCGCTACCTTTGACCATCGCCCGGAGCTTAAGGAACAACTCGTCCGTATCCACAGCACCGTTGTGATCCAACAATAGTATCCGACCGTCAGTGATAATCTCAGAACGCAACTTGTCAAAGTCGATGTTCTTGCGATCCTCAAGCGACAGGTTGTGTCCTGTGTGGATCGTCAACAGGTTCTCTACGGCTTCACCATTAGATGCCTCCAGAAACGCACAGCCAATCGTCTTGGTTGTGTTCTTCCAGAAGTGGTACGCAATCTCGTTGACCATAGTGGTCTTACCAACAGAGGTCAATGCGCCTATCACGGTGATCTCTCCTGCGGCTATACCACCATTCAACATAGAATTGAGCATACCAAAGCTCTCAGGGAACGGAATGATTTCCTCAGTCCCTCGCTTGATAAAGTCACCCCAAGCGTCCTCCAAGGTTATCACCCCGGTCATGCGGTAGGTCTTAGCCTCCCACCACTGAGCAGTGAATGCCCTGACCTTGTTGTGCATAAGGTAGTCTGAAGCGTCCTTAAAGTCCGTCAGAGAGACGATCTTTGCTTTGTTGGGGGATAGTACCTGAGCACACTTCTCAGCCGCCTCACGGCCCGCAGAATCGCTGTCAAAGCAAATGACCACATTCTCAAAGCCCTCAAGCCACTCTAGGTTCTGCTTGAAGTCCTTGACAGCCCCTGCCGCACCTTTGGACACAGAGACAACCGGGTAACGCCCAAGCATCTCATAAGCCGCCAGTGCGTCCAGTTCGCCCTCCACGACGGTCACATAGCGACCGCCGGTGTTGAACAGTTGTTGACCGAACATCGTGTTGGTCTTTAGATCACCTTGGGAACGGAAGGTCTTAGTAGAGACCTCCCGAACCTTACACCCGACTAATGTACCCTGTCCGTTGTAGTAGGGGTAATATTGCGAGTGTTCGTCAGAATGTACGTTGAACTTCCGCGCAGTTGCTTCCGATATCTTTCGATCTGGAATCGCTTGAGTGGTTCCATACATTTCCACTGGCTTAGTGTACGACACAACGTTACTAGCGGTCTCCACAGATGTAGCCTCCTTAAAATAGGTTTGACACTTAAAACAGTATCCATGTCCGTCCGTGTAGACTGCGAGAGCATCACTGCTCCCGCACTTCTCACAGGACTCGTGGCGAACAAACGAGTCATTAGAACTCTCCATCATCATCCAATTCAACCTCGCCCTTCTCTACGACACGAACAGCCTGAAGGTACACAGATGTACCGTGGACAGGGTGTTCGTTGCCAAGGTTGTACTTGATACGCACCTTGTCACCGTAGCGCACAGACGACTTACTGACAGGCTCACCGTCATTGTCGATCACTTGGAACTCGTCGAACTTGGTAGCAAACTTGCGTTGTGCTTGGTTCTTGTACATCTTGATCTTGACACCTTCCTTCTCTAGCTTCTCAGCCTCAGAATCGTCAAGCGACAAGACAAGCGAATACTTGCCAGTTGATTGGCCGTTGTAGACCTCATGCTCTGCTAGGTTAGCAAAAGCGACGACACCATTAATTACAGACATTATCAGACCTCCTTAGGTTCTGGTGTTGCTAGGCGGATATTTTGTAAGACCGCACCTAGTTCTAAAAGACGCTTGCCTGACATTTCAGACAGTAAAGCGTCCCACTGTGGCTCAGGGTCTTCGATCTGGTCAAAGACTCTGTTCCGTAATTCTAATATTATAATCGCTGTTGAGATATCATTCAACATATTTTTTTAACCTCATTCAAAAACTCTCTATACTCTATAGTATACATTAGTTTCTTTTTTACGTTAATCTTTTTTATATTACTCCTCAGGTTCTTCCTTAGAACTTTGGAATTCTTTAGTAACATTATACTCTCCTTTGAGTTCTGAGTCAAACACTGCTTGACGTGTTGCTGTTAGACACTCCAAGCACAGATCAAAGTACCCATCGCTCTGGGTGTCCTTAAGTGTTGCCTCATAGTCAGACAACTCGACATTACACGCTCTACACCTCATGTTTTTTTACCTATACCATAATATATGCTTTCAATCAAACAGACTGTCAAAACAGCCACCAAGGCAGTTCCTAAGATTGTCAAAACTACAACTAATTCTGATGCGTTTTTGTCCTGTTGTATCTCTGTCATTTGTGAAGTATCCACCCTATCAGACCACCCGTGACCATTGCAATCGATCCCGCAAACAAAAGTATGAGTGCAAAGTCCTCAAACGTTATCGCTTCCATGTTATCTCTCCTGTACGTCCAAATAGTAATTTTCTAAAGCCTTACTCTCTGCGTTATTAAAAGGCACTACTTTGATTTGGTAATCGCGTACCAGATCACCTTCCAAGTTACCCGTCTGTCTGGCTTCTTTTAGATTAAATTTATCGAACGCATCTGTTGGGGACAAAGCGTCTACTTGAAATTCAAACTCCATGATTGATTGAAGTAAAATTACATACGTTTCCATCGTTTTATGGCCTCCTCTAGCCTACGGTCATGTAAAGACCCTCTAGGGCCTCTTATAAGCTCCTGTGAGCGACGTTCGTAATATTCTGATAGGGAGGTATTGCCTTCCCAATAGTGCTCCTCAGAGAGGAATTGACACCAGAGACCTGCACAGGCAGTCGTAAGACCACCTGTGAGAATATCACGCTCTACTGGTGGTACTTTGTTCACCTCGTGACCCTCCAGTTTCCAAAGTGTACCTCCACTTCTGCCGTGGTCTCAATCCAGACTTTCGCCCCGCAATCTAGAGGCTTGTCCGGGCTGTAGACTAGCTCTGAGTCGCCCTTGATGACGACACGCTCGCCCTTGAGGTTCTCTTTGTAGGTCTTGACAGTAAACACCGGCAAGTCCTCACCCTTTGCATTAGCACGTATGTTGTGCTGATTCACATGTATGCGTTTAATCATTGTATTGCTCCTGTTCATAGCGAGCCTCGCCTTCTGCTTCGGCTCTCTGTTGGGCTTGGTATTCGTCCCAAGCCTCGTCTGCGGTTGACCCTGTGATCGTCTCATAAACATCCAACCACGTCGCATCGGTTTGCTTCTGTTGAGTGATAGCGAATATCACTTCCTCAATGACCCACTGAATCTGTGGGTCATAGTGTTCATCATGATAAGTCGTTGTTGACATGTCCATCCTCCATTGCTTCGACATCGAACCCTTCAGCCTTGAGTGCGGTTAAGACTTCCAATGGAACCATATAGACCCCATCATAGTCGTACAAAGTGCCGTCTGCCTCAAACCACAGGCCACCGCCAAGCTCGTCGCCTAGCTCGTTATCTTCAAACCAACCGCGCAGGCGGTCATCGTGGATGCCAATCTCAAATTGTTTTGTATGTATACATTTCATTCCTTTTCTCCTAAAATCTGGACGCAGGGACGGGAATCGAACCCGTTTAAATGGTTTTGCAGACCATCGCCTAACCAATCGGCCACCCTGCGAGTGAGGGGGCGACACTACACCGCCCCGAAACTGTTGTCAACCCTCTTTCTGTTCCTCTATCCAGTAGCTTTGAGGGTCTAACCGTTCCCCGTCATTTATCGCGTCCTGTTCGACAACATACGCGCCGTAGTATTCGTAATCGATGTAGAGTAGATATTTCATACTGTGCCCTTACTTAGCCAGTGCGAATAGTTCATCCTGTGGGACTGTCTGAGCCTCGACACCACTCAGCCACGTGTTGATGTGGCGTGAGGTAGTCTGAGACCAGAATAGATCAGTCCGTAGGTACTCATGGTCACTCTTACGCAATGCGGCCACTGGTGTTGAGTAGCTAAACAAGATTACAGCGTCATCAGTGTGTAGCTCAGTCATGTTTGAGCCGATTGGTTTGATTTTCATTTGGTTGTCTCCTTTTCTATTGCAACCCAGACGACCAGTATAAACCGATCGTTTCGCCTAGCGCAACCTAGGCATCATCAGTGGGCTTTCAGACCTCCTCGATCTTGACTAGTGTTCCTTCAAGCTCGCGGATCTCCTCAAGCTCGTTCTCTGAGATCGAGTATGGCGAGTGCTGTACTACCCAAGATACTGCTTCCTCAATCCACTCCCATGCTAGATCTACTGCTTCTGATTCACTCAGTGGTTCGCTCAGTGTCGGATTGGTATCCAGTACGTGAGCGAATTGCTTAACTACGTATGTTCTCATGATATGTGCCTCCTTAGGCTGTTGATTTAGGGCGACACTACATCGCCCCAAATTGATTGTCAAGCTCCGTAAAGAATCCGACCAGATACCCAGTGGATCACGTCGCGCATGTTGCTCTCGTATTTGTAGAACTGATCGCCTTCAGCTTCCAGATCCTCGACCCTCCAATCGTTGCCACGTCTCTCTAGTTTGAACCGGGTACGCTCGTCTTTACGGTACTGATGCATACCCAAGCGATCAATATAAAACTCGTCCCAGTTTTGCGACTCGTCGATAGTCTCGAAAGTTGTCCATGTAGTCATGTTGTGTGCTCCTTGTGCCGCACCTGCGGCGCTATGTGTTTGTTTCCCTAGTATAAGCAGACCCCGTGCCAACTTTGGAAACTCCTAAGTTTTCAATAACTTACTGATTACCATTAGACCATAGTCTAGTTACTATCGGTAACATTTGTACCCTTTGGGTAACACTTATGTGTTACTTAGGGTATCTATAACACCTCCGCCCTATGCAGACCACATGTAGCCTGAGGGTGTCTTAAGGGTCCTACATAGGCACACACATGCACCACTTTGGTGCACATAAGCACACCTTGCACCACTTTAGGGCACCCTTGTGCACCCTTATGGTGCATATGGATAACCTGTGTGTAACCTGTGGGTATCCTGTGGATAACTTATGCACAGCTTTGGTGCATCCTGTGGATAACTTGTGTTTTTCCTGTGGGTATCCTGTGGGTAACCCCGGGGGAGGGCTATTGGTCTATTAATATTTTAATGTACCTGCTTAGGTTTGCTAAGGAGCTACTTTAGAAACCCTTAAGAAACCCCTAAGAAACCCTAAGAAAATGACCAAAAGAACTACATTGGTCATTATTATGTAAACTTTTGTATCTATTAATAAATTTAATGATAAAAAGTGACTCCAAAGGGTTGACAAAAGGGGAAACTTGGGGCATCCTAAGAATATCTTAAGTATATCTCTTGACTTTTGGTTATTTTTATGGTATAATATAGTTATATATTAAGAAATATTAAGTTAGTTCGTTAAGTATTAATTATTAATTACTAACTAAAGATACTTAAGTACCCTTAAGTACCGTCTTAAAGGAAAATACTTATGTCGTACAAACATAAAGACACTTTAGGCCCAAACGGTAAAAAGATTGGTCGTCCTAGAAAACAAGATGTCGCATTAAAGGCTAAACCGGGTAAGGTTGGTCGCCCAAAAGGTGACGCGACAATCATCAATGAATACAAAGCACGTATGTTGGCTTCTCCAAAGTCAAAAAAGGTGTTAGATAGTATTCTTAATGCGGCACTTAACGACGACCATAAGAACCAAGCGGCGGCTTGGAAGCTCCTAATGGATCGTATGTTACCCATTAGTTACTTTGAAAAAGACAAAGAACATGGTGGTCGTCCTTCAGTCTCCATTACGATCTCAGGAATCGGAGAGGCAAAGATTGATGACAACCAAGATGATATTATTGATGCGGAGGTGATTGATGTCGATCCAGAGAGATGATCTAATTGAAATCGTAAAAGAAGACCTCATTCGCCATGAAGGATATGTTGCAGAAATCTACCTGTGTTCAGAAGGGTATCCTACGTTTGGTATAGGCCATATGGTCACTGAAGAAGACATGGAACATACATGGCCTGTCGGCACTCCAGTAACTGATGAACGTATCCTAGAAGTATTTAAGAAAGACTGTGAGATTGCCTACACTGATGCCTGTACTCTTGTCTTAAACTTTGCAGGACAAGCCCCAGATGCCCAAAGGGTTCTTGTAAATATGGCATTCAACCTTGGACGAAATCGTCTTAGCAAGTTTAAAAACATGCTCAAGTACGTCAATGAAGGAAACTACCTTATGGCCGCCAACGAAATGATTAACAGTAAGTGGTATGGTCAGGTAGGTCGTCGTAGCGCAGAGCTTGTCGATATGATGAAGGATGCTAAACGATCTTTCCCGGAAGGTGCTGATTGAGCACAGAACTCAACGTAGAACTTCTTCCGTGGCAACAGGATGTCTTTGGTGACTCTAGCCGATTCAAGGTTGTTGCCGCAGGTCGTCGTACTGGTAAGTCCCGTCTAGCGGCGTGGCTTCTCATTATCAACGCCCTACAGACTGAACGTGGCCATGTCTTCTACGTAGCCCCTACCCAAGGGCAAGCTAGAGACATCATGTGGAACACTTTGATGGAGTTGGGTAATCCTGTCATCACAGGTAGCCACATTAACAATCTGACAATCAAACTGGTCAACGGTGCAACCATATCCCTTAAGGGTGCTGACCGTCCAGAAACAATGCGTGGTGTATCCCTTAAGTTCCTCGTAATGGACGAATATGCGGATATGAAGCCCTCAGTATGGGAAACCATCTTACGTCCTGCCTTGGCTGACCAGAAGGGCCATGCGTTATTCATAGGAACACCTATGGGACGTAACCACTTTTATGAGTTGTTTCAGTATGCGGAAATGTCAGGCGATGAGACTTATAAGGCGTGGCATTTTACGTCTTATGACAATCCACTACTCGACCCAGACGAAATTGATGTCGCAAAGAAGTCAATGTCGTCCTACGCATTCCGACAGGAATTTATGGCTTCCTTTGAAGCATTGGGTTCTGAGATCTTCAAAGAAGACTGGGTTAAGTTTTCTTCTGATGAGCCTGACGTTGGCGATTATTACATTGCAGTTGACCTTGCGGGTTTTGCTGATGTGCAAAGCGCAACGAAGTCTAAGAACAAAAAACTCGACCAAACGGCGATTGCTGTAGTTAAGGCAAATGAGGACGGATGGTGGGTAGCGGATATTGTACATGGACGATGGGATATCAAAAAGACCGCAAGGAAGATTTTCGAGGCTGTCAATGCCTATCAACCTGTAGCGGTTGGTATCGAAAAAGGAGCCTTAAAGAATGCGGTACTGCCGTACCTTACGGATCTGATGAAGTCTCAACAGCGTTTTTTCAGAGTCGAAGAGTTGACTCACGGAAACAAAAAGAAAACTGATCGTGTTGTCTGGGCGTTACAAGGACGTTTTGAGCACGGACAAATTACACTGAATGAGGGCGATTGGAACCCACAGTTTCTTGATGAACTCTTTCAGTTTCCAAATGCCTTAGTGCATGACGATTTGGTTGACGCATTAGCCTATATCGACCAACTAGCAAAGGTGTCGTACTACTACGATTACGAAGAAGACGATTTTGAAATCTTAGACCCTGTAGCAGGTTATTAACATGGAATATGAAAACCAAACGATTGATCCAACGTCCCTTGAATCTTGGGTAATGAATAAATGCGATCAGTGGCGAGATCATTACGAAGGAAACTACAAAGAAAAGTTCGATGAATACTATCGACTCTGGAGGGGCCAATGGGCCGCTGAAGACTCCATGCGGCAGTCAGAACGTTCTCGTATTATTTCTCCTGCCCTTCAGCAAGCTGTTGAGTCAGCCGTAGCAGAGGTTGAAGAAGCAACCTTTGGACGTGGAAAGTGGTTTGACATTCAAGACGATGTTCAAGACCGTCAATCTGCTGACATTATGCTTCTTAGAAACACTCTGGACGAAGATTTTAAGTTTGTTTCTGCACGTAAAGCCATTGCTGAGTGTATTATTAATGCCGCTGTATTTGGCACAGGCATGGCTGAAATTGTTGCTGATGAAGAAATTCAAATGACTCCTGCATCGCAACCAATTATGGAAGGAGCCATGCAAGCTATCGGTGTTATGGAGCGTACCCGAACGGTATTCAAATTACGTCCGGTAATGCCGCAGAACTTCTTAATTGACCCTGTAGCCACAAACATCCAAGAAGCCCTAGGTGTGGCTATTGACGAGTATGTGCCGCTTCATCAGATCCACATGGCACAAGAAGCCGGTATCTATCGTAAAGATGTAGAAGTTACCGAAGCGGCTATTGATGTTGACCTTGAGCCTACTCAAGACCTAACGCTTTACACAGACGACAAAGTACGTCTAACAAAATACTATGGTCTTGTCCCTAGCGAGTTGTTTAATGAAAACGCAGATGAAGGCGAAGAGAAAGAAAAAGAATCAGAATATGTAGAAGCCATTATTGTTATCGCTAACGGTGGCATTCTACTTAAAGCTGAGACCAACCCATACATGATGAAGGATCGTCCTGTAGTAGCTTTCCCTTGGGATGTCGTACCGGGCAAATTCTGGGGGCGTGGTATCTGTGAGAAAGGATACAATGCACAGAAAGCCCTTGACACTGAATTGAGAGCACGAATTGACGCACTTGCGCTTACTGTACATCCTATGCTTGCTGTTGATGCTTCACGCCTTCCTCGCGGAAGCAAGTTGGAAGTTAGACCCGGCAAGGCCATCCTTACGAACGGCAATCCCGCAGAAGTTCTACAGCCGTTTAGATTCGGAAATCTGGACGCTAATACATTTAACCAAGCGGCCAGTCTCCAACAAATGGTTCAAATGGCAACTGGGGCTATTGATGCGGCAGGTATACCGGGAAGTATCAATGGGGATGCCACAGCCGCAGGTATCTCAATGTCACTGGGAGCCATCATCAAACGTCACAAGCGTACACTGATTAACTTCCAAGAAGCATTCTTGATTCCACTAGTACAAAAGGTTGCCCATCGTTATATGCAGTTTGATCCAGAGCGTTATCCTGCACAGGACTTTAAGTTCGTTGCGAGTAGCTCTCTTGGTATTATTGCTCGTGAGTATGAAGTTACACAGCTTGTACAGTTGCTACAGACAATGGGTCAGGATTCACCAATGTATCCATTGCTCATTCAGGCAATCGTGGACAACATGAACTTAAGCAACCGTGAGGAAATCATTGCAAGCCTACAGCAAGCAATGCAACCAAATCCTAAAGCACAACAAGCGCAAGCACAAGCAATGCAAATGGAAATGGCTCAGAAACAAGCTACTGTTGAAAATATTCAAGCTCAGACTGCTGAAGTTGTCTCACGAATTCAACAGAATCAAGTTGAAACTGAGTTGCTTCCTGTGGATAGTGAAACCAAACGCTACGCCGCTGTTATGAAAGGTATGGGAACAGACCCAACGACTGAAGAATTTAATCAACGTGCTAAGATTGCCGAACTGGTACTCAAAGAACGTGAGATTGAAACTAAAGAAGATATTGTAGAAATGCAAATGAGAGGCCAAAATGGTAACGAAGCAAGAACTGGATAACATTCTAACACAAGTGAATGCCATTCTTAAGCAATATGACGAACGTCTTAAGACTTTAGAAGAGCAATCAAATAAACCTAGAGCACCACAAAAGAAGGCTCCACTAGCACAAGCCTCTTGACAAGTCAAGTATTTTATGGTATAATATAAGTATATATTTAATACAGGAGAAACTCTATTGAGTCCTGAAAACGAAAAGTATTACGAAAACTACCTTGATTTATTTCTTCATGAAGGTTGGAAACAATTTGTAGAAGAAGCACAAGATCTCTTAGATGCTTTTGAGATCGAAGACATCAAGGATGAAATAGATTTAGCCTTTGTCAAAGGACAGAGAAATTCACTTTTGAATATTACTCGTTTTGAGACAGGCATAAGAAATGCAATTGACATGGAGTCTGAGGATGCTTAGACGCTATGATTTCAAATGCATTCAATGTGACCACATTGAAGAGCAGTGGGTAGATTCAAATGATCTATTCGCAACTTGCCTTGAATGTGGTGACACCGCACAGCGGATAATCTCAAGTGTATCTTCACATTTCAAAGGCACGGGTTGGCCCGATGCCGATGATGCGTGGGCTAGAGATCACGAAAGAGCCGCTAAAAGAACAAATCCATAATGCTACGGCACGGAGTTTAACAATATGGCACAGTTAATTGATACGAAACCCGAAGACCAACAAGAAACCGAAGAGTTTGCTACTTTAGAAGAACAAGAGGAAATCCAAGAGGAAGCCGTTGAGCCAACCCTTGAGGAACCTGAGGAAGCCGAAGAAGACGATATACCTGATAAGTATCGTGGGAAGGATATTAAAGATATCGTTCAGATGCATCAGGAAGCTGAAAAACTTCTAGGCAGACAAAGTTCAGAAGTCGGTGAACTACGGAAGATTGTTGATGATTTCGTTAAGTCTCAGATTCAATCGGCCTCAAGCCCACAACAAGAAACTGACGAAGAAATAGACTTTTTCTCAGACCCAGAGAAAGCTATTGCAAAAGCCATTGAGAAACATCCGTCACTTAAGGCGGCAGAACAAACCTCAAAGGCAATGATGCAACAGCAGACTCTAGCTCAACTGCAGAACACTCACCCGGACTTTCTTGAAATTATTCAAGACACAGGTTTCCAAGAGTGGGTACAAGGCTCCAAAGTGCGTCTTGAGTTGTACCAACGTGCAGATCAACAGTTTGACTTTGACAGTGCTAATGAACTCATCTCGACGTGGAAAGAACGTCAGAATATGGTTTCAGAGACTGCCAAGGTTCAAAAAGCAGATCGTAAGCGTCAACTCAAAGCGGCATCTACAGGGTCTGCCTCAGGTTCCACTGAAGCACCAAGTCGTAAAATCTATCGTCGTGCTGATATTATTAAACTTATGCAAACTGATCCAAAGCGTTACACACAGCTACAGCCAGAGATAATGGCGGCATACGCTGAGGGTCGTGTCAAATAGCGTTAAGGAGCTAAATCATGGCACTTGGTACTAACCACGTCACCAATACTACGGCGGCTACTTTTATCCCCGAAATTTGGTCGGACGAAATTATAGCGGCATACGAGAAGTCTCTCGTTCTTGCCAATCTTGTAAACCGTATGCCAATGACAGGCAAGAAGGGTGATGTTCTTCACGTCCCTAAGCCTACTCGTGGCGATGCATCTGCTAAAGCGGCTTCAACTCAGGTTACACTGATTGCGGCTACTGAGTCAGAAGTTCAGGTAGCAATCGATCAGCATTACGAGTATTCTCGTTTGATCGAAGACATCACTGACGTGCAAGCTCTTGCTTCACTCCGTCAGTTCTACACTTCAGACGCAGGTTATGCACTTGCAAAGCAGGTTGATACTGATCTGTTTGCCCTTGCTAAGTCATTCGGTGACTCAGATGGTGCTGACTACATTCACAGCAACTCGTTCTACATGGATACATCAACAAACTTGACTGCTTATGCGGCTGATACTGTTGTTCCTGCTGACCTATTTACAGACGTTGGTTTCCGTGAAGCTGTTAAAGAGCTTGACGATAACGATGTTCCTATGGATCAGCGTTTCCTTGTCATTCCTCCATCAGTTGTTCAAACTGTACGTGGAATTGATCGTTACAATTCATCTGATTTTGTATCAGGTCAACCAGTTGTAAATGGTCAAATTGGTTCGCTGTATGGTATCGACATCTACGTTTCAACCAACTGCCCAGTTGTAGAAACAGCCGCTCAAAACGCCGCTACTAACGGTGGTGAGTTGAAGGCAGGTATCTTAGGTCATCGTGACGCTATGGTATTTGCAGAGCAAATGGGTGTCCGTACCCAGACTCAATACAAGCAAGAGTATCTTGGTGACTTGTTCACTGCAGACACTCTGTATGGCGTAAAGGTTTTACGTCCTGAGTCAGCCCTTACTTTGGTATTCAATTCCTAAGTAAGCTCTAGGGGCCCCATTCGGGGCCTCTTCCTAATTCTATAAACTGGAGATGTGAATGGGTATTTTTCGTGGAACAGGCGGTACAGGTGATTCAACTACAGATACTACCGTTACAACTGTAACCGAAAAAGCCGCAGAAGCCGCATCTTCAGCTACTTCAGCCGCCGACAGCGCAACCTCAGCGGCCAATAGCGCATCCTCTGCATCCACTTCAGAAGCCAATGCCGCTACTTTAGAAACCAATGCGGCTACATCAGCTACCAATTCCGCTACCTCTGCAACTAATTCGGCTACTTCAGCTACGTCAGCTTCTACCTCAGCAACAACAGCAACTACCAAAGCATCTGAGGCATCCACATCTGCCACTAATGCCGCTACATCAGCTACTGCGGCCCAAACTGCACAAACAGCCGCTGAAGCCGCACAGACTGCCGCTGAAACAGCAGAGACTAATGCAGAGACTGCAGAGGCAAACACCTTAGCAATCTTTGGTGACGCTCAAGACGTTCAAGACGCTGTAGACGATGCAGAAAAGTTAGCCATTAATCCTGAAGATTCTCAGTATACTTTAAGTGACGGTACGACTACAGGCTACTCAGCCCTTCACCACGCCGCTAAAGCAGAAGATCATAAAACAGCCGCAGAAGTATCTAAGAATGCCGCTGAAACTGCAGAGACAGCCGCAGAGACTGCTCAAGGGCTTGCCGAAACTGCAAAGACTGCGGCAGAAACTGCTCAGAGTGCGGCAGAGACTGCACAAGCCGCCGCTGAGTTAGCTCAGTCAAATGCTGAAACCGTTTACGATGATTTTGATGATAGGTACTTAGGTACTAAGTCAGGTGACCCTCTTGTTGATAATGATAACGAAGGTCTTACCACTGGTACATTGTATTTCAATACCACTGAAAATGAAATGCGAGTATACACCGGAACTGCTTGGATTGCTGTTGTAGACCTTGCAGGTGACATTACTGTCAACTCTCTAACCTCCAACAACGATGTAGTCGTCAAAGGCAACCTTGAGGTTCAAGGCACTACCATCACTGTTGACTCTGCCACTGCTCAGACCATTGATTTAGGTGACAACGACAAGATCCGCTTTGGTGATGGAGATGATCTACAGGTCTACCATGACGGTACTGACAGCTACATTGCTAACACTACAGGCACTCTTAAGCTCTCAGGCAACACAGACGTAACAGGCAACATTACTGTCTCAGGTACAGTCGATGGACGAGACATTGCCGCTGATGGGGCAACATTGGATGCTGTAGCGTCAACTTATGTGGACGTAAGTGGCGACACCCTCACAGGCGATCTAGCGTTTGGCGATAACGTCAAAGCTAAGTTTGGTGCGAGTGATGATCTTCAGATTTATCATGATGGTAGCAATTCAATCATTA